TTGAGAGTTTTGGTTTGTGGTCTCCCACCAGGCTCCCCAGAGATTACAGCCCCTGCTCTTCTTGTCCAGCCTAACATGGAATCTATTGTCACTTAACGATAGCATCTGTAAATGTTTTCGTCCTGTTGCAACAGCGATATATCTATGATACACAATCGGTTTGAGTTCCACCCCAAACCCGACATTGCCTTACGGTCACTTTTAGATCTTAAACTATTATCAATAACTTGGTCGGAGTTGCAGGATTCGAACCTGCGACCCTCTGCTCCCAAAGCAGATGCGCTACCAGACTGCGCTAAACTCCGAAATAATTTTTACTTGACTTTTCTTAAATATTCTACGCCAATTTTACTTTCTTGTATTTCCAGTAAAGCATCAACACAAGAATTGCTGTGTACTTCTGGTGCAGTGTCTCTGCTTCTTTTAGAAATCTCTCGACTCCTCGCAGCCGCAATCAACACCATATTAAATCTGTTACCATCAACATTTTCAACGCATTTTTCAATATTAACCTCAGTAGCACGGCTAAGAATTTTTGACATTTTATTTCCTTATATAAAGATGGTGCCCCAGAGGAGACTCGAACTCCTAAAATTTGGCTTCTAAGACCAACACGTATACCAATTCCGTCACCGGGGCTTAATTTTTAAAGAACTGTGGTGCCGGTTGTCGGGATTGAACTGACGACCTACCGCTTACAAGGCGGTTGCTCTACCACTGAGCTAAACCGGCATAAAACTTTTAATATCTGTATGTATCTGGCTTATAAGGACCCTGCACAGTAACACCGATGTATTTGGCTTGATCCTCATCTAACACAGTAAGTGTAGCACCTATTTGATCAAGATGCAACCTTGCTACACGTTCATCGAGGTGTTTTGGTAAAAGATATACTTGACCTTTGTTATATTTTGAACAATTGTTCCATAACTCGATCTGAGCCAGTACCTGATTGGTAAAACTATTGCTCATTACATAACTGGGGTGTCCTGTGGCACAGCCCAGATTGACCAACCGTCCTTTGGCCAACAGGATAATTCTTTTACCGTCGGGAAATATCACATGATCAACTTGAGGTTTGATTTCTTCCCATTGAAGATCACTTAATCCAGCAACATCAATTTCATTGTCAAAGTGTCCGATATTACAGACAATACTTTGATCTTTCATTTTGTTCATGTGCTGACGTGTAATGACATTGATGTTACCTGTGGCTGTGACAAATATGTCTGCCTTGTCGCAGGCATAGTCCATTGTTACAACACGATAACCTTCCATGGCCGCTTGCAGTGCGCAGATTGGATCAACCTCAGTGACCCAGACCTGGGCACTTAACGCTCTAAGAGCCTGAGCAGAACCTTTACCAACATCTCCATATCCACAGACTACTGCGGTCTTACCAGCAATCATTACGTCAGTGGCACGTTTGATGCCGTCAACAAGGCTTTCTCTACAGCCGTACAAGTTATCAAATTTGGCTTTGGTCACAGAGTCGTTGACGTTGATCGCACGAAATGGAAATTCGCCTCGCTCGATGGCTTCTTTGATTCTGTAAATGCCTGTGGTAGTCTCTTCACTGACTCCGCGGATACCATCGATCAACTGCGGATGCTTTTTAATAACATAGTCAGTTAGATCGTGACCGTCATCGAGGATCATATTTGGTTGCCATCCGTTAGGACCAGAGAGTGTCTGCTCAATACACCACCAATATTCTTCTTCAGTTTCGCCTTTCCAAGCAAATACTGGAATGCTAAGATCTGCCAAGGCCGCAGCCGCATGGTCCTGAGTTGAAAAGATGTTACAACTGCTCCAACGTACTTCTGCACCCAGAGCAATTAAAACTTTTACCAATACCGCAGTTTGGATAGTCATATGCAGACTGCCCGCAATTTTTGCACCCGCTAATGGTTGTTGATTTTTGTATTCTTTTAGTGTTGCCATCAGTCCTGGCATTTCATGCTCGGCAATGGCTATTTCTTTATGTCCCCATGGGGCCAGTGTAATATCTTTGACTTTGTAATCCATAACATTCCTATGTTTAATGAACTACTTATCTTGCTCTGCTTTGTGTTTTGTGTTTTCTTGGTCAGTTTCTTTGACTTCTTCTTTTAAATCACGACCAAATATAGCATCCCAGCGTTGATCGTATTCTTCCTGACTGACACTAAATGGTCTTGGCTTTGAACCTTTGCCGTCATCTGACATGATAATCCCCTTAAGATATTTGGTGGAGATGGAGAGAATCGAACTCTCAATTTCTGGTTGCAAACCAGATGTGTTCCCATTAGCACTACATCCCCAAATGAACGTTTAAATAAGTTTTTACATCAATATGGTGGAGAGACAGGGATTCGAACCCTGGGATCCACTTTCGTGAATCGATGGTTTAGCAAACCACTCCCTTAGGCCACTCGGGCACCTCTCCGATTAAACTATTAGATATTCGTAATTTACTGTGGTTTCGTTTTCTCTAAAAACCATGGCACCGTTTTTTAAATGGAATTTTCGAGCCATTTCTGTTTTTGGACTTAGAGTAATGAATCTGTTTATACTGGGAAACTGCGAGCGTATTGCATCTACTGTTTCACGTAGCAGTGTAGTTCCCGCACCCGGAACATAACTCCAGATAGTGTAGAAAATTGCAGTTGTAGGCTGTTCTGTGTCTTTGTTTAAATCATCTACTGCTGTAGGTACAAAATCATGAAGACTCACACAGACTATGGCCTGGGGTGCATCTTTAACTAACGCACTGACAAACCTATTTTTTGCTACACGAAACTCTTTGGGTAACTCAGGGCGTATTGGATCGTCCTTGATATATTCAAGAATTGGATTTGTTATATCAGTTATAAACAACAGCATAATATACGTACTTATCTTTTTGACAAAAAACTGTGACTTTTGGTTGCGGAGGCAGGATTCGAACCTGCGATTCTCGGCTTATGAAACCGAACGGATAGACCACTTCCATACTCCGCGCCAGAACTATTATGAAACACACTACTCATCTGCTTTCGCAATTTGACTGTTCGGCAATGTGTTTTATAATAGTGTCTGGCCACGGTTCCCAGTACCGCCCCAGACTGAGTTGTTACCCTGTCCGTTAGTATTTGCATTTTTGTCGTCAGGCCTACTTCTGCCGCCACGGTGTCTCAAGTCGCCCCTAAAGAGGGCCTTGGGGTCGTTACCGTTTGTACCCTGGCGTTCTGGTGAAGCCAATCACCCCCTTTAATAACGAGGAAGGGACCCCGGGGTCTGTTAAATCAAGCCTTCTGCCTGCAAAGCCTTGACATTCTGTTCGTCTACAGTGATCTGTGTCTGAACATTGAGCTCCAAGATTTCGTCTTGAAGTTTTTGTTTGGCTTTTTTAGCCTCTGCGGCTCGTTGACGGAAACCGTCGAGGTCCTCCTGGTTCAACACAGTGGTATCTACTGTGTCGTTGTAACCATAAAGGGCACGACGACTTTCGCTTTTGTCGTTACGGATTTTTTCCAAACGACCTTCAACCACTGCATGGCTGTCTCGAACTTTGTTGCCAGCCAATCCAGTGTAAAACTGAATCTGCTTTTCGAGCAGGGCTACATCCGCCAGTTTACTGTCAATACCGGCTTCGGAATTAGCCTTACTCACTGCCTTACGTACTTGATACAGCGCCGTAAGCAGATTTTCTCTGCGCTCTAAATTTTTGCACAGTGCTGTGGCAACACGAGAAATTTCCTGCTCAGAAACTTGAAACTCGTTGATTTTTACTTGAACTTCAAAATCAAGACCTTTGACCAGATCGTTGATGGAATTTTGAAGTGCTGATGCTTTACGTAGTGAAATTTTCATTGTCTGTGTCCTTTACAATAGTGTCAATTATACACGAAAAATTCAATTGATCAAAGATCAATCTTACCAAAAAATAACGGAATCGAGAAAGCAAGTAATAGACTGGACAATATGCAACAAGGACTATTGTGTGATGTCGTCGTCCCAAGCAACGTGCAATAGACAGGCTACAGAGGCCTGCGTATTTCCAGTTAGCAAATCACAAAATCGATTAATGGTATAGACTGGTGCATACAAGCACGACACTTTTCAAGAGTGTTTGCCAGTATTAAGTCATTGCGGCATGTAGCCACAACGGTGTCTATCCTCATCTCCTTCTCTCCTCCGGGTAGTTTACCAACTACCAAAACTGGTACACCATAGGGGAATCGAACCCCTCTTTACGCCGTGAAAGGGCGTTGTCCTAAACCGATAGACGAATGGTGCATAAAATGGCGACCCGTACCGGACTTGAACCGGTGGCCTCATGCGTGACAGGCATGCGCTCTGACCAGACTGAGCTAACGGGCCATAAAACAAAATATATCGACTAACTACCAGAAACATCTATGATGTCGTTACTCGGTTCGAGTCGATATATAAACTGGCTCCGAATCCTGGGCTCGAACCAGGGACCAAATGATTAACAGTCATCTACTCTACCACTGAGCTAATTCGGAACGGAAAACTTCGACCATTAGTTGATAGCACTCGCCGTCTATGACAACGTGTCTATTTAGGCGTCCGGTGCGTCCGTGCCACAGCATCTAACAGCAGTTATATCAGACTTCACACCATGCCAGTGGATGTCGTGTAGCGTATGCGTCCATACGCGATACCTGCCGAATACTATCAACTAATGGTGGGCCCTGAAGGAATCGAACCTAACCGCCAGCCACTCTGCATATTAAGGCAAGAGATTTACAGTCTCCCGCAGAGAACAGGACCCAAAAGTTTGAATTTAATTTTCAAAGAACGATCAGTTAATTGCTTAACTAAGTCTCTATTGTACGACAATCTGCAGACTTTGTCAACAACTTTTTTGATTTTTTTGTTGTATTTTAGCCACGGAATTTTGGAGTGAGGAGTCGGATTCGAACCGACGAACAACAGTTTTGCAGACTGCGCCATTAGGCCTCTCTGGCACCCTCACAATAAATTTTGGTACCCCTGCTCAGATTCGAACTGAGAGAACTGCTCCTTTTGAGAGAGCCGACTTTACCAATTTGTCCACAAGGGCAAATCTTTGGCACCACTGCCACGAGTTGAACGTGGACTTAGACCTTCGCAGGGTCTCGTGATTTCCCTTTCACCACAGTGGTATCTTTAATTAAAACATCTTTGCGAATTTTTAGAGTACGATATTCGTTGGGTCGATGCACAAATAGATATTCAATACCATCAATGACCTCAACAGCACGAATGTCTTCGCAGACAAATCGTTCTCCATTTAATTGATTTCTAAAAGCCATTGGTTTCATTTTAGTTCTCCTATGTGTTTGGCCGGTCCGGAGAGATTCGAACTCCCGACTGCTGGTTTCGAAGACCAGAACTCTTCCACTGAGCTACGGACCGATGGCAGGGGGTGAAGGAATCGAACCTTCAATAACGGAATCAAAATCTGTGGTTATACCATTTAACTAACCCCCAACAGTGTGGTGGTAATGGAAAGAGTCGAACTTTCACTGGGCACCGTATGAAGGTGTTGCACTACCGTTATGCTACATTACCATATAGAAACACACTCATGCCTTTTCCATATCAGGCGGTGGCCCGTCCTTGCTACCTAAACTACGTTTAGGTTGAGTGTGTTTTTATATAGTGGGAAACTTGTCCCCACTGTTAATCGACAATCGGTCCGTTGCCGTTTCGGAAACCCACAGTGCCGCCCTCTTCTTGAATACGCTTTAACACATCTTCGAAAAGCATAGGTGCAAAGTCTGGAAGTTGTTCTACGCAAACACAGTGATAGCGAGGATCGTTTTCTTCGCTGTACAAAATTTCGCCTGTGCGAACGTCAAAGCCACGCATCTTCTTTACACGGTTAGCGTGTAAGTGTCCGTGAATGTTTACACCAAATCGGCCGAGACTTTCGGGGTGGACTGGAATGTGCGACAAGATCATTCCGTTCATTACGTGGTAAGCACGTAATTCTCTAAAGTACTGCCTGTACTCGTCATCTCTAAAGATGTCGTGGTTACCGCGAATTAAGACCTTGTCGCCGTTTAAGCGATGTAATGTCTTCATGGCCTTACGATTAATCACAACATCTCCGAGGTGGTAGACTTTGTCTGTGGGCTTGACACGTTCGTTCCAAGCCTTGACCATAGCCTCATCCATTTCATCCGGATCTGTCCACGGACGCAATTTTGTAAATCCGTCGCTACGAGTAAATCGGCACACGCCTGCGTGGCCGAAGTGTGTGTCACTGACTAAAAACACGCTGGGCATGATGCACTCCTTTCTATTAAGTTCGCCAAATTTCTTTGAAGCCTTCTTCTTGGGAAGGTTCTTCAAAGTTCACAATCATATTCCACACAACATCTCGTGGAATTTCTTTATCTACCCTACTGACTAATCTACGTTCTAATTCTTTGAGATCTGGTGTGGCGAAAATCACAGCCACATGATCATAATCAATGAGACTTCTAAATTTTCTTGCTCTACTAATCTCAGTGGTACTGGTTTGATCCCAGACTATATCTTGTTGTTTTTCTATTGCAACAGAAACTTTACGCATCATTAGACGCACAGCACGTGGCATAACATCGTTGAAAACTTCTCGATAAGTCTTGTTCATTCTACGGGCAAATTTTTCTACATAAATGTCAGTAGAAACATAAACCATATTCTTCATCCACTCTTGATTAGAATACCAGGTGCTTTTTCCACTACCCGGTACACCGATTAATTGATAACAAGTTGGCATAATATCAGTCCTTTGTTACATTATACAACCAAATTAACCAGTTGTCAAGTGGTACCCTAAGCGGGACTCGAACCCGCAATACCCGCGACCTCAACGCGGTGCGTATACCAATTCCGCCATCAGGGCCTGGTACGGAAGGAGGGACTCGAACCCTCAGAACTCAGATTTTAAGTCTGATATGTATACCAATTCCATCACATCCGCATAACTGGAGCGGGTAGGGAGAGTCGAACTCCGCATTATCAGTTTGGAAGACTGCTGGGCGCCCCTTGCCGCAATCTACCCGCATATATTTTTGGTGCCAACTCCCGGGATCGAACCAGGTTCCACGGATTTTCAGTCCGCCGCAATGACCACATTTGCTAAATTGGCATGACCGTTTGGTGGTCAGTGCTGGGTTCGAACCAGCGACCTCTTCGATGTCGACGAAGTATTCTACCGCTGAAATAACCGACCTGGGGTGCCTTACCGGTATCGATCCGGTACTACTGCTTTCACAGAGCAGGGTGCAGGCCACTACACTAAAGACACCATTGACTGGTGCCCAGAACAAGAATTGAACTTGTAATAACCGCTTATCAAGCGGCCGTTATACCATTTAACTATCCGGGCAAAAATATCTGGCACCGCCTGCAGGAATTGAACCCACATTCACTCTTTAGAAGAGAGTTGTATTCTCCATTATACGAAGGCGGTGTGGTGGAAGGCCGAGGTCTCGATCCCCAACCCATCTCTGAGTCCAACTGGTTTCGAATCAGTGCTGTGTCCCACACAGTTAACCTTCCATGGCGGAGGAAGGAGGAATTGAACCCCGGCCAGCCTAAGCCAGCCGCCTGTTTTCCAAACAGGTGTAAGAACCATCTTACTGCATCCTCCGTTATTGGTACCCCCGGCGGGAGTCGAACCCACATTGGCCAATTATCTGTTGCACACGGGATATAAATCCGCTGTTTTACCGTTAAACTACAGGGGCAAGTACCATATAGAAATACACTGACTGGAGACTATGTCTGAGGGACCAGCATGCCTAACAATGTATTTTTATATGGTAGGAGCACGGGGATTCGAACCCCGGACCAATAGATTAAAAGTCTACTGCTCTACCAACTGAGCTATACTCCCAATAACCTTTTTGTAAGATTGGCGTTCACGTTTCCAGAAAACACGTTTCCAATCTCGTAGGTGTTTCCACCACTGTGGAGGACGAGTTAACGTCTCTTGCTTGACACTGGCCATGACAGGCTCTCCTTGATAGTGTATGTTGCTAAGGGACACGGTCTTGTTCTGTTGTTTAAAAGTAGGCGGGCCAGGCGCCGCGCACTTTCCCTTATTGTTTGGCGTACCCTGAGGGATTTGAACCCCCACCAGCGGTTTTGGAGACCGTCATGCTGCCGTTGACACCAAGGATACACAGTTTGTAAACACTCTCCGCTATGCTTTTAGACGCCGTCGCAGGGCGAATGAAGAGTGTGTAGTAAAGTACGCTGTTTGTCGGTTTACAATACCGCTCTTACGAGTCCTATGGATCTGTCAGTGTACTTTACTACGCTACCTTTTTACGCATCTCCGTTATCGCCAGAGACTTATCATCCGGTAGGCCGCCCTCATTAATAGCACCATGTTTAGAGTGGGGTGCAGGCTCGCGTTGCCTATTCCACTTACTACAAAACAAAAACCCCAGGGTGTTTAGTCCTGGGGTCCTTTGAATACTTTGAGTTATTTCTGCTTAACTCTCAGCCTCCACGGACCCCAATTTGCCTGTACGATCATTTGATAGACTAATCTCAAGGCATGACCAATAGGTGGGCATAAAGCCTGCCTGTTTGGCGCTTCCTATAAATTGTCTATGTAACGATACGTTCTGCATTTTGTGTTTCTCTTTTGTCCTTAAATTTTCTGCGCTATCTCTAACGCATGAGTCTATTGTATAGACATTTATCACTGCTGTCAATCCCTGTTTGTATATTTTGGCAAACTGTGGCTTTTCTGCAACAACTGTGGCTATGAATTATTATATTGTATTCTATTTATAAAATCAAGAAAAACCTGATAGGAAATGTGGGTATTTTTAGCCGTTTTGAAATCTATGTATTTTTTGGTAAATACCTTTATAAAGTTAGGAGCGAACCATGGACTTTTTTAAACTCGTAGCCGAAGTCGGCTTTCCGATTGCCGCAGCCTGTGCTGGCGGATATTTTATTTTCTTAACCCTGAAGTTTATTCTCGATGGTGTTATGAGTTCTGTACAAGGACTCAGTGGTATCATCACAGCCTTAGACAACAGAGTTAAGACAATGAATCACGATGTTATTCGTATAGACACTGTGGTCAGTAACGCACTTGGTTTAAAACCTGACGTCAATCGAATAGCCAGAGCAGATGGCAAGAATGACGCAAGAAGGGATTAAAATGAAATATTTAGATTATGACTGGGATTTAAATCCCTGGGGCATTACGCTCGACGGGGAAATAAACACAGACAAATTAGGTTGGAAGGGTGGAGATTTATTTGAATTTGTTACTGTCAACGGACAACAGATGTTGAGAAAAGTTGATCCTGTAGTGGCATTTTTGAAAGGACATAAGGTGAATTGCAATGAACAAATATGATCAGTGGTGGAAAAGTTTAACACCTGATATGCAGGAATATTTAAAACGTCAGCCTATATGGCATGACAGAGATTTATATAAATCCTTGGCGATAGGAGCGGTCGTTGGGTTTGTAGTGGGTCTTGTAGTTGGTTATGAATGGGCTTGGCGACCTGCGGTACAAACATTCAGACCTTTGATAGGTTAATGTTATTAGAAGCATTTTTAGTTTTTTATCTGTTAGAAATTTTAGTACTGGTATCAGTGGCTGCTTGGTATTTGTATGAGCCTAAAAAGCCAGAAAAGAAAATCTATAACCCTTGGGGATTTTGGAAGGAATAAACATGGACATAGTTGCACTGATTAACAAATACGGTTTCCCAATAGTGGCTGCTGCCGGTATGGGTTATATGATTTATTATGTATGGACCTGGGCTACTAAACAGGTCAAACCTGTGCTCAAAGAAGCCAACACAGTGTTGATTGCACTGATTGATCGTATTCGTATGTTGGATAATGATTTGATTCGATTAAATCAAAAGGTAGATGTTACACTGCATTTACGTGGAAAGATCATCGAGTCTGAGCGTGTTATGGAACAGCAGAAAACAGAACGCGAAGCCGATGAAAAATTTAAAGAAGCAATAGCCGAAGATGCTAAAAGTTAATCTGTAATTTTTGCTATAAACTCGGCTTCAGGAATTCTTGTCTTAGTATTCTTGCTGCCGAGTACTACAACTATCTTTCTTCCTATATCAGTATCCAGCATCATAACTATGCATCCACCACTGGCTCTGATGTAACCAGTTTTACTAATTAAGAATTCGTGACGTTTTCCTATCAGTGGATTGGTGTTGGGAAATATCAGCCATTTCTTTCTTAACTGGATTTTTACCTCGCTCATCTTACTGCTTTCAACTATTAAATTATACTCCTTAGACACAGTGACTAATTTAATTAAATCGACAGCAGTACTGACATTCATAACACCAAGGCCTGTTGGGTCTACAAATTTTGTGTCTTTCATTCCCAGTGCTCGGGCCTTGGCATTCATTGCTTTGACGCAGTTTTCTCGACCCCCGGGATAATGTTGACACAATATTTCAGACGCACGATTATCTGATCTAACAATAGACAGTTGTATTAATTCTTTTCTTGTATAAGGTTTAATGAAGTGATCAAGATCTTGTTCGGCATCAAGAACTACTATGGCTGTCATTAATTTTGTAATGCTGGCAATTGATCGTATTACGTTGATGTTACTGCCTTGTATTACTGTGCCTTCTTCGTTGGCCACAAGCCACGATTCGGCTGTTATTTTTTCAGCAAAAGTATTTTTAGAAAAAATAGCCAATAGAAATACTATAAAAATTTTCTTCATAATATTATTCGCTCACTAATTGATTAACAAAATCTAATAATAGTTTATAATGTTGTTCTTTGTGCCAATGTGGTTTTAAATATTTTTTATCGTACCACCAATGCTCGCTTTCTAAATGACAGCCTATTAGTCCAACTCGCCCTTGTATAATAGCCATAGGGTCGCCATTGCTATAGGTAGCCACAACATCCATGTTATTACCAACACATGCACAACCGTCATAAAAGTACATCCTTTCTAACTGTCCTTTCCATGTAACAGGCATGGCTTTAGGATGGGGTCTTCTGGTATCCGTTCCTGGACGTTTGATATATTGTTCTACTCTTACATCGTTTAAAATATTTAAGTAATATCGGTCGGCCCAATAAGCACCCATACAAATTCCAAGATATCGTCCGCCGTTAGATACAAACTCTTTTACAATTTCTGCATTCCACTTCATTAAGGTGTCAAATCTGTCCGCATCTCCTATGCCTCCAGGAATGCACACCATGTCAACATTGTCAAAAAAAGTATCTTCGACCTCGTCTTTAGAAAATAGTTTAAAACTGTAATGTGATTCTAATGCTTTAATTATACCGTTAGCAGAATCAACTGAGCAGGCAGGTTGATGTATAAACAGTGCTATGGTTGGCATTATTGACAAATACTAAATTGTTTAATTCCATTTAAACTAAACGTTTTTAAATATTGTTCCATATCGTCATTGATACTGATAAATTTGGCTGGTGTCATAAATTTGTATTGTAACATCAACCACACCGTGTAGTCAAACCACCAATCTAAAGGAGTATACATTATTTTTCGTGAGCGACAAATTCGCCGTTCCAATTATCTGGTAAATCTTGTTGTTTCATAAATTCACAACGTTCGATCCAAATCTTATAGTACTTGTCCATTTGTCCTCCAAACATGCTTTTTAGTTTCTTGCACATGTCTGCGGCTTCATCGAACTTTTTGGCTTTATATAAGGCATGCATCTTATCATGTTGCTCTTTGTCTTTTGTATAATCTTCGCCACGGGTGCGGATTACTGTGTAAATTAAATCTGCTACGGTTTTACCTTTAGGTTGTAAATTATCTAACAGTAGGTAAAAGAAGTCGTCTTTGGTACGATTGTATGTTTCTGCTCCTATGATACACAATACACCGTAGGCTTTACAACGTGCTTCAAGACGTGCGGCTGTTGATACCATGTCTCCGAGAATATCATAACCATGTCGATCAGTTGATCCCATCTCGCCAATAAAGCCAATACCAGTATTACAGCCCCAGCCCATTGCGGCAGGTGGTAAGCCTTGTGCTTCCATCTCTTTAGTATAACAATCAACAGCATCAAGCATCTCAAGACCAACTTTAACAATAGTGTGTGCGTGATTAGCGTCATCAATAGGTGCGCCATGTATGTGCATTGACGCATCTCCTACGTACTTGATAACCATACCGTTGTTGTCTATGATAGGACGACTGATAGCATCCATATAACCATTCATATATTTTGTCAACCCGGCAACATCATCACCGTAGTGTTCACCAATAGGTGTAAATCCACGTAGGTCTGAGAACATAACGCTAACATCTTTACGCACACCACGCTTGATTAGGTCTGGATCTTTTTGTAGCATCTCTACTACTTCTTTAGAGCAGTAGCCAGCAAACTGTTTCTTTATGGCCTGCTTCTGTAAGAACTCACTTACAAACTTAACACCATAGGTGTGAAGAGCAACAACAAGAAGACCAAACGCAATTGCCGTCGAATCTGACAAGATTGCTCCGTAATTATACAGCCAAATAGAACTGCCAACACTGGCAGTGATCCCAATAACAGTTGCACCGATACCGACATAAACCCACCTCGATAATAAGATTAACGTTAATCCCAATACCAACAACGTAAGTATCTCCGCTCCATCGGCCCAATCCGGTCGTTGAATGTTTACTTTGTTAAACATTGTTCCGAGAACTGTGGCCTGTACATCATGCGGGAATATTGCTCCGTTGGCTGTCGGCACAGGATTAGCAACGCCGGCAGCACTTACTCCTACAATAACTACAGCCCCACCAAAATCTTTAGGTAATTCAGTCATTGACACTGACTTGTTTTTTTGACTCCAGTCTATCCATATACGTCCTAAATTATCTGTACTGATAGCACCAAACTGTGGGATACGCATCTTTTCAACACCACCTTCAAAAAGTTTAATTTGAAAGTTAGGGTCTCCGGCGGCCACACGTAGAACTTCTAAACTAAGACTGGGATATAATTTTTCATTTGATGAAATAACCAATGGTATTCTTCTATTGACTCCGTCTATTTCGGGCAGTGTCGATGTTAGACCAACACCTACCGCACGTTTTTCTAACTGAGGTACATTGGCTATTATTCCAGGATACTGAATTATACTGCCGATATATTCAGGGTTTAATATCGCTGCCCCTGGATTCTTAGGCGTATTTTTATTTTTGTCTGAAGGAATGTTTGACAGTACCACAGGATATCTATTCATGGTTTCCGCTAACACAGAATCTTGACCGAATCTGTCTTTCTCTGGCATTAGGATATTAAGAACCACAAGACCAGCATTACGCAGATAGAGATTTTCAACTAAGGCTGCATAAACATCTCTGGAGAAAGGATATTGTCCGTATTTTTCCAAGGCTTTTTCATCGATGTTAACTGTATAGATATTGTTTTCTGTAGATTCTTTTGCAGTGATCAATCTATCAAAATAAACTAATCTTACACTTTCTACAAACGCAGGATCTGCTACTCGTATGCCCACTACCAACGCTAATGTTAGTAGAGCAGTCCATGGGCTTAAAAGATATTTTTTCATTGGTTATTTTAAATCACAGAGCCTAACAGCAATTTAGCATTATCACCAAAACCGATAATACAGGCTACTTCTGGCGTAAGTTGAAGCAGTGTCCATGTGCCTGTTTTTTCGTTGACAAACAAGCCATATTTACTGTTGTTTGCTCCGTCGTTGCCCGACCATTGAAGTTTTTCATTCCACTTTTCATTTAGTGTTGAGATTAATTTTTTAGATTCATCGCACAGCACTGGTTTAGTAGTTTGAAATGGTTGGGCGTTGGCTACGGTGCTGGTTAGGCATAATAGAAACGCCATTATGATTTTTTGCATACAGCAAACTCCTTGTATAGTATTTATTGGCCCTGTGTGACAGTTATGGCAGCGCAACTGACCTGGGCACAGTTATGGGTTATAGAATAATACTGTTGTGTGCTACCGCTCTGTGTGGTGGTAATTGCGGTTGAACCGCCACTGAGCGTGATGTTAGACATATGGGCTGCTGATCCACTCTGCGTAACATTAACAGTTTTATTACCACCGCTGAGATTTACTTCTGTGTAATGATTTCCATTGCCACTTTGATTGACTGTCAAAGAATTAGAAGCATTATTAACAGTGGCTAAAATTCCTTTAGATCCACCTGTACTATTTTGTGTAAGATTTACTGTATTAGAGCTTCCTATAACATCTAATTCTATATAGTTGGTGGCAGAAGCACTGGTACTGGTCTGTGTGGTGTTAGTTGTGTTGTTATTGCCGCTGACGTAAATTTCACTATAGTTATGACTTGTTCCACTCTGTATAACTGTAGCAGAATTGTTATTTCCTATCTGTGTAATACTAACCACTGTATCTTGATAGGGCCTCGCACCAAATGCAGTTACTCTATTAGTAAATTGTGTGTCAGCATTAAACGGTGCATTAGTTCCACCACAGCAGAAACTGCCGGGATTAGACACTGAGCCAGATCCTGCGTCTGCAGATGTTGTTGCATCATTGGCATCATAGTAAAAAGTTATTTCTGCTATCTGCATCGAGTCGCAGTCTAATCCGCAACCATCTCCTGCTTTGGTTGTTGGAAAGAATATGTAGTAATAGATATATGATGTAGAATTGGTCACAGTGATCATTGCGCTGGTATTATATCTACTGTCGCTGAGATTTACATTACCTTCTTGTATCAGCGTCCAAGTAGTACCATTGTTACTGCCGTAGAGTTTGTAACTGGTAGGATCTCTACCTGGAAAATCGTTAGCAGTGGTTAGAGTAAATCCTGTGACAATACGGCCTGCATTTAATTTCACAGTCACTCCAGCATTGTACTTGTCAAAGTTTAGATATTTGGTATAAGGGTTGTTGTCAAATGCGTTAGCGGCCCCTTCACCTACAGGACTATTATTACTGGTAGGATAATGGTTAGTGATATAAACACCTGCGCTGACACCTTGATTATAAATGGCGGTTGGTGCAGGCGGTGGGGGGCCTGGGGTTATAGTACCGGCTGCGGCCTGTGAGGCATTGTCACTGGTCAGTGTTCCTGAGTATCCGCCTGATGCTCCGCTGGTCGTTCCTCCATTAGCATCATAACCACCACCCCACATATTGGCAGTAACTCCTGCCTCCTGTGTTACACAGGTATTATTGCCGCTGGTCACACCGCAGTTAGCCCATGAGCCATAATTTGGTGTCCAACCTTGTGCCTGCACACCATTACTGGCTACACCAAATTCGCTGTTATAAACAATATTGGTTGTATTAGAACCTACTGTTACAGTAGGTGTACGCCATTGTGGTCCATAATTTCCTGCCCACCAAGCACCGTCTGTGCCTTTCATTTCAATCTTAATATAGGCAGTCTGGCTAAGGTCGCCCGTATAGGTTACACTGGCCTGTGTGAAAGGGTGTTGATTGTCGCCCGGGGCACTGGACCAACCAGGATTGGATGACGAACCA